CCATCGTCAACAGCACGACCACACCAGCCGATAATGACTTTGTGCGTCTGTCACGGTCTGGTGCAGTCGTCACCGCCTCGGTATCGAGGGATGGGTCCACTTGGACGACCATCGCAACATGGGCAACAGTCAGTGGTACGCTGTACGTACAAATCCTTTCCGCGTCGAACGGCACATTTACAGCGCCGCAAGGCACAGGCTTCGCGTGATAAGGAGGTTGTGCCATGCCAGCATTTAGCGCGGTAGGCACAGATGCAATTGGCACAACCGGGAGCACAGCCCCGGTAACCTTTTCTGCATCTCTGTCTTCGACATCTACATTTACAAGCTCACTTATCACAGCAATTACTTTATCTGCTGTATTGGCGTGCTCTGCAACAACTAGTTCGTCACTCAACTCAACAGCGGCACGGCTATATTCAAATGTAGCTTCTTCGTCAACAATGTCAGGAAATCTTAATTCCTCGATTAATTTACAGTCGGCGTCTACTGCACAGAGTGTGATTAGTGCCATTATCTCTGCTTTACAGGTGACACCAATGTTTACTCCAAGTCTTGCAAGAACAATCAACGTACAAGCCACATCTCCAGTTTTTACAGGGGGTAAATGGTGGAACCTTAGCGATACTAAAAAACCTAGGGGGCTAAAAGACCCTGATGCCATTATTGATATCACGTTTGATTGGTCTGCTTGGTTGAATGACATAAGTGCAGACCCCAACAATGCTGTCACTATTTCAGATGTAACATTTACAGTTAATGGTGTTAGTAGCGTTGGCAGTTTCTCTAATGGTACTCAAGTTACAGTGTTTGTTTCTGGAGGTACGCCGGGAAGTGCCGCTACTGTAGCTTGCTTGATTACCACTCTTACTACGCCTTCTCGCACAGACGAGCGCACCATCTATCTTGATATTGCGGAGGAATGATGAACTCTTGCAAAGTGTTTGTTATCAACGAAGCGCTTAGTAGAGAGGATGTCACTTTTGCCACTAAACCCAAAGTACAGCTTCGCGCTGTGCCCTATGGTGCAAGTAAGAAGCAAATTGTAAAAGCTGCTGAAAGTGTGGAGCAAGACATCTTTGCTGTGTACGAAGTTGCCACAAGCATTCTTGCGGATATTACAGGGATGGCTTTGTTCCTCACAATTTTTAAAGGTAGTGATGTCTTTGCTGTGGTGAAGGGTAAAGTCAACTCTGACATCAAGGGGATGGTGTCGTTCAAACTTGACGAGTTACCTAGTGGCTTCTACTCGTATGAAGTCGCTGTAAGGGCAAACAACTATTCGCAAAGCTTGCTATCTGGTTCTTACGTTATTAAGAACTCGTAAAATTGACAAGATAGTGCACCAATGCTATAATTCTTTTCTGTAAGGGAGGTATATGGGAAGTTTTGCAGATTCCCTCAGATCGAACATCCAACGGGTGCAGACAGAAGTTAACTTCAAGATTAACGCTGTTGCATACAATCTGTTCACTCGCATTGTAAATAATTCCCCTCATGTCGGGGATGGCCCATATGTAGCAGGCCACTTCGTTGCCAATTGGTTCCCTGCTGTTAATAGCTTCGACACATCTATTACAGGTGCTACGAGCAACGGTAGCGACAGTTTAGCAAGGATTGAGAGTATCATCAAGCCTAGTACAGCATTCTTTCAGAAGGATGGCTTCGTTACGCTGAGTAACAATCTAAATTACTCGCTGCGCGTCGAGACGCTTGGTTGGCCTGCGGGTAAAGACCCGGTCAGTGGTTGGACATGGACAGGTATGCGTAGAGTGTATGCACCAGTGCAGAGTACATTCACTGCGATTAAAGGGGAGCTATGAACATCAGACAAGAGGTGGAGACAACAATTGCCTCCTTCGCTGCTGCACAAAATCCTGCCATCCCTGTGGCGTATGAGGGTGTAGCTTTCAACAAGCCTGTTGGTTCACCATACCTGCAAGTTGTGTTTCTTAACAATGCTATTACAAATGCTACTGTGGACGCAATGCGACAGCGTGTTTATGGTTCGTTCCAAGTTATGGCGTATGTACCGGACGGAAAAGGTATGAAGCAGCTTGATACGCTTACAAGCGCAATCGCAGCACTCTTTCCAGTGTACGACAAGGCCAAGTATAGCACGTTTAGTGTGGAACAGCCAGCCAATGTTAGCCCCCCTATGACTGACGCAGCTTTTAGAGTTGCTGTGGTGAGGGTGCAGTACAGACAAGAGCTATCAAGCTCGTAAGGATAGCCGCAAGGTTATGAAGCATCTTTTGCAAAAGATAATTTAATTTAAAGGAAATACAAATGACTCAAACAGTTGTTACTAGTGCGACGACTACAATCTCGATTTCGACCGCTCTGCCAGCTACGTACGATACTACAGGTTTCTCGGCGTTGACGTGGGTTCCTATCGCCGAAGTGAGCCAACTGGGTGTTTTTGGCGGCAAAGTTTCCGTACAGAAATTTATTCCCCTAGATACGGCCACTGTTATCAAACGAGCAGGCAGCGTTGACTACGGTACGATTAATATGACCCTTGCCAAGCACACGGGCGCCGATATGACTGACCTGCAAACTGCGTTCAATGGTCGTACATCGACTGCATTCAAGGTGACGTATCCGTCGACGCTTGGTAGCGCATACTTTACAGGTATTGTTACAGGTCTTCAAACTAACGTCGGCAATGCAGACCAGATTCTGCAAACCACGGTAGACATTGAGCTTGACAACAGTGTGATCGAAGGCACCTAAGTATTAAGAGGGCTTCGGCCCTCCGCTGTAAGAGTAACGCTGTGAAGCGCCTCTATAAAGAAAGTGTCGG